GGTCGAGTTGTTCCTTCATGGCCTGGGTGCGTTCATCCAGCCGGGCCAGCGTTCCGTCAGCGAGAGGGCCGACGATGCGCTCAAGGCTGGCCACCCGCTGATTGATGCCGCCACCCCAGAAGATCAAAACCGCGATCTGGATGCCGAGGGTCAGCATCACGCCGATCATCGCCCAGTTCAGTTTGCGGGCGTCTGAGTGCAGGGTCATCGGTCGGTCTCTCGCTCTTAAGGGTTAGGCCAGCGTCAGGACGACGGACCGAACGGTGCCGTCCGATCCCTTCGCCTTGACGGTCAGCGAGGTGTTGCTGGTCAGCTCGAAGACCACGTCGCCGTTATCGACAGGCGTGACTGAAGCGCCCGGCGTGAAGCCGAACGATCCGTTAACGTCCAGCATATAGTCGGGCGCGGACTCGTTTATCCCGATCCGACCCGTGCTGTTTGCCACGGTCAGGCGCTCGGTGCCGTTCGTGGTGAGGCCCATGCGGACGTTGTTGGTCGTTCCGAACAATGCGCGCGTCGTGCTATCCAGGTAGAGCTGAACCTGCCCGCTGGACGCGTTGATCCAGTCCCATTGCATCACGCCGTCGCCCGCGCCCGTGCGGAACGTCGCGTCGCCGTCGCGCTCGAACAGCGCCGTGGTCACGGCCCCGTTGATGATGCTCAGACCGTTGGCGGCGGTGCTGCCGATCTTCAGGTGCCCGTTGACCTCAAGGCTCTGATCGGCCGTCGTCCCGCTCATGATGCCATAAAGCAGGGCCGTGCCCGAGACGCTGTCGGTGCGGTTGGCGATCACCAGGCGGTCGCTCGCCGTTTCGCCGTAGCCCGCGCCGCGGCCAATAAAGATATTGCGAGAGCCTGTCGCGGTGCGACCGGCCTCTGCGCCGATGGCGACGTTGTCGTTCTGAACGACAAGGGCCTTCAGTGCGGAGTAGCCCATCACCACGTTGCGGGACGAGTCGCCGCTGAACCCGCCCGCACCCCAGCCATAGGCCGCGTTGTGGTCGCCGGTCGTCACATAGTAGAGCGAAAGCGGGCCATACGCGCTGTTTTCAACGCCGGTGTCGATTGAATAGCCCGCCGTGTAGCCGACCCCGGTGTTCCCCTCGCCGGTGACATACTTCAGGCTGTCCTCGCCGACAGAGGTGTTATTCTGGCCGCTGACGTTGACGAACTGAGAATCCCAGCCGATGGCCGTGCAGTTGATCGCGGTCGTGATGTCCTTGCCAGCATTCTCGCCGATCAGGGTGCAGCCGATGGCGGTCGTGATGTTCGCCCCGGCCTTGTAGCCAATGCGCGTGTTGGCGTGGCCGGTGATGACGCTATCGAGCCCGACGCCGATGCTGATGTTGCCCTGCTCGCCGTTGCCCTCGCCATCGAGCATTTCCAGCTTGCCGTCCATCGACCACAGGATGCCGTTGACCTTGAGCGACTGGTCCGCGCGAGCGTCCGCGAACTCCCCGACCACAAGCGCCTTCGTCAGAACATCCGCCGACGTGAGGCGGTCGCGGTTGTCGATGATCAGGCGGTCGCTGTCAGCTAGGTACGCCCCCGCCGCGTAGCCGAGAAATATGTTGCTGTTGCCGACCGAAGCGAACCCGGCCAAGGAGCCCACGGCAACCGCTTTTTGAACGGCGCGCGGCGTCGTGACTTCTGCGCCCGCCAGCGAGCCGAGAAACACGTTGTCAGCCGAGGCGGCGTTAGCCCCGTAGCCCGCGCTTTTCCCGACGCCGACGTTGCGGCTTCCGGTGGCCACATCATTAAGCGCGCCCGCGCCCGCGCCGACGTTGTCAACGCCGGTCGTCAGAGTCGTCAAGGCAGAATAACCAAGCCCGGTGTTTTGTTCGCCGGTCGCGAGCTTAAGCGCCAGCGCACCAACCGCCGTGTTTCCGGTTGCGGTCACGTTGGCCTCAAGTGCCCGATAACCTGTGGCGGTCGATTGTTGCGCCGTGGTCTGGGCCTTGCCCGCGCTGTCGCCGCTGATCGTGTTGCCGAATCCGGTCGTGATGGACTTGCCTGCCCGATAGCCGATCAGGGTGTTGGCGTAGCCCGTGGTCAGCGCCGCGCCGGTGTCCACACCCACAACGGTCGTGCCAGATCCATCTTCGTCGGTCAGGATGAAGTCGCCGTCGCCTACAGCGGTTTCAAAGACCGTAAGCTGGTCGGCTATGGCCGCCAGATCGGTCGCAAACGTAGCGGGCAGGGCGATGGCTGTAATCGCCCACGATCCAGACCCCGATCCGCCCGACTTGGCGTAGATGCCGTTGTTCGCTGCGGTTGCGTCGTTATAAACGACCGCCAGAACATCCGCGACGTGAGCTAAATCGGCGTCCAAAAGAGCCCTGGTGGCTTTCTTGACCGTGATAGCGCCGTTTACCCCGAGCGACGAAAGGGCCGCGTCAATCAGCGCGAAAACCGCGCGCAGTTCTGACTTTACGGGTTCATGGTCCCCTGAAGCGGGAACGCCCACGGTCACAAAATCGCGCACAGCATTGTCGGCCGCTTCGGTAATGGCGGTCATGGCAGTCTCCAGATTGTCAGAAGGGTCGGGGCGGTCAGACGACCGTGACGGTCACAGGCCCGGCAGGATCGCTCTCGCCCGCCGCGTTCTTGTTTGTGACCCAGATTCGGTAGCTGCCGGCGCTGGCCACATAGTTGTGGGTCTGGGTTGTGCCCGGCGTGGCGCTCAGGTCGCCGCTGTTGCCAGTCCCCGGAAAGGCGTCAGACGCGCCGCCAATATAGACCCGGGCATGAGTAACGCCCGAGCCGTTGCTCCATTGAACGGTCGCACCGTCCGGGGTCGTCCCGTTGTCCACCGCAGACAGGCCAGTCGGCATGGTGGGCGGAAGTGCAGCGGTCGAGGTGTCCACCGTTTCCGTGGCCGACCAGTTGGAAAGCGTGCCACCGCCCGTCTGATAGGCGATCTGCACGTCCAGCGTTTCCTCTGCCGTGACAAACCCCGTCGTCAGAAGGACCGGCGAGCCAGAGGCCGCGTCGGTGAACTGGGCCTCAACCCAGCTGGTCGCGCCGTTGACGCGCCACCGGGCAAACCATGTCAGGTCATCACGGGCTGGGCCGTCACCATCGATTGAAAGCCGAACACCGGCACCCGATCCGGTCTCCTCGAAAAACGCCGTCACTGTGTCGATGGTCGGGGTCGCGAGGGCTTCGGGCGCAGGGCGATCCGACCCCGAGACGGCCGAGCCCTCCTCGGTCGCGGGGTTCCACGCGTCGATCCCGGTGTCAGCCAGGATCACATCGATCACGACCGTCGCGGACATCGGGTCGAACTCGACCCCCATGACCTCGACTACGACATCCGCCATGCTGGCCAGCTCGGCGTTCTGGATGCGGATATAGCGATGCCCGAAGGCGTTGAGCCCATAAAGCCCGGTCACGATCCGGCCACGCCGGAGCGAGGCCAGCCGGGACATCTTGCGCTTGGCCAGCCGGCGGGCCTGTGAGCGCGATTGCACCCAGAGCAGCTGGAGGTTTTCGGGCCGCTCGAACCCGCCCGCGTCAATGTCGGTCGTGTCCAGCCACGGATCGGCTTCCGTCTCGGTGTAGTCGCGAGCAGGGTCCAGATACGAAACGACCAGCTTGTTGACCCGCGATTCCTCGGCCGCGAGAGACGACCATTCGTAGGCCGTGATGTGGTCGCCCGTGATCGTCAGGGTCGGAGCGACATAGCGCCCGGCCTTGATCACCAGATAGCCTTTGGCGTTCGTTGACATCCACCCGTCGCAGGACGCCAGCATAGCATCCCGGCGCGATTGCGGCTCAAGGTTTGTCGGGCAGTTGCCGCCGAAGTGATAGCGGGCCTCAGTGCCCCCGACCTTTGCCACCGAGGCGTCGCAATAGTTGGCCTCCTCCGTCAGGTCCGCGAGGACGGGCGCGATGCAGCGATCCCAGGAGCGCCCGAGGCGGTGCCATTCATGATGGACCAGCCAGACGATAGGATTGCCGGACGGCCCCCAGGTGCTTTGATCGTTGCGACGTTGCGAACCGGAGCCGCCGGCGGTGCTGTCCGCGCGCCAGTCGTAGCAAACGGCCTGCCCGACAATCGACGGGATCGGCTCGCCGTTCGGGAAGTGCTTGGGGAAACTCTCGCGGCTGCGATGCGAGGCCAGCATCATCAGGGACGCAATGCCGTCCCCCCGGCAAGTCGTTGGCCATGTGGCCGAGAACTTGCTGGTCATCTCGGAATAGTGGGTCTCGGTCGGGATGCCGAGCCGGGTCTTGATCTGGACGAGGTCGCCCGTGCCATAGCGCCCGTCTGCGCCCTCCTGAACCCAGCCGGACCCGTCCCGGGTCACCAGGTCATCGTTCAGGTAGATGGCCGAGATCGAATCCAGCCGCCCGTCGTGAATCGCGATCACCGCGCCGAGCGTCGCGCCCGATGCCTCCCAATGCATATAGGCCCCGCCCATTCGGGACGGCAGGCCCATGGCAAAGAACCGGGCTGGCCGCGACTGGCGACGGCTGATCTTGCCGACCTCGGGGTCGGGCAGTTGCGCCTGTGCCAGCGCATTGAGGCCGACCTGAACCCCGATGTAGAGGCCCGCGCTGACAGTGGCATAAACGCCAGCCGTGACCGCAGCAGCCGCCGCACCGGGCAGCGCCAAGCCCGCCGCCGAAAGACCGCCTGTGATGGCGCTGGTGATGTAGGCGGCGGCAGCGGGGATCACTTGCGGCATATCAGACCCTCCATGCCGTAACCGCTCCAGCTGTCACCACGGCCACACCCTTGCGCCCGACCGTCATCCACCGCAGCCCCAGGCAGATGGCCGCTGTAGGGCCGTCCGTGGCCTCAATGACGCCTATGTCCCCGCGCCGGGGCTCGTCCGTCCGTGATAGGCCCGCCAGATCAGCACCGCGCGCAACCACGCCCGCGACGCCGCCGCCCGCCTTGAGGTGCCGCAGATAGCCGAGCCGGGTTGCATACCGACCCCGCCAGGGCGAGGCCCCGTCGATCCCGGTGTTCGCCTTGACCCAGTCGGCCACCAGAAGGCAGCAATCCCAAGTCCCCGGCTCAAAGCGCCGGCCCTCGGCTTGCGCGACAAACGTATTTAGGCAGGCCATTTGGCCGTGCTGGTCTGGGTGTAGAGATCGACACGCGAGCAGAAGCTGTCATCCGAAGACCGGCGGCGCTGATCTGTGTCCGTGAAGGCGGTCAGTTGCGCGCGGGTCCGATCCGTGAACGCCGACCCGGCGCTGATCTTGATCTGGCGGGTGACGTTCAGGCCGTTGGCTTGGCGCGAAACCGTGGTGCTGTCTGCCGTGCCGTTCCACAACCACGCGACCGCCGATTGCTGCCAGCTGGTGCCAAAGAATATCAGCCCGACGTTGACCGGAGCGCGGCGGACTTGCTCAACGTCGGCATCGGCCAGCGCAAACACATCACCGGACGGAACCGACAGGGCGAACTCTAGCCGCTCGGCAACGCCGCCGATCAGTTGGCGCAGCGCCGGAACCTCGCCCAGCAGGCCGACGCCCACATAGGTCGCGGGCGCAGCCTCGACCGTATCAGCCGGGATGGCCAGATCACCGACCCCGGCCCACGCGCGGATGACTTGGCTGGTGGTCTCGATGCGTACCAGGATCGAATAGCGCGGCGCACCGAGCGCCGACATCGCGGCCTCTTGTTCGGGCAGCATCAGAAGGACTCGACCCAGACCGCAGTCGCGATCAGGTTCTTGTTGAGGTCCAGCGCGCCAAGGAAGTCGTCAGGATTGGCGAGCCGGCAGACGACGGACGGCTGGGTGAAGTCCAGTTCGGTGCCGACCGTGACGGCCTCGCGCAACGGCGGGCGGATGGTGATGTCGTTACCGCTGACCCGCGAGATTGTGTAGAGCCTGCGCCCTTTCGTCGGGTGGGTGATGCTAAACCGCTCGCCGCCTTCCAGCGCCCCGACAATCATGGTCAGGGACAGCGTCGTGGCCCGAAGCGCAGCCGAGGCCGTGAGCGTTGCGCCGACCGGCACATGGCCAAACTCCGACCCATCCGAGAAGGTGCTGTCGTCGGAGAACGGAACGGTCGAGGCGTCTGACCCAACCGGCGCGAACGGTGTCTCAAACACCCGCACGATGATCTCGCCCGTCCCGCCGTCAAGGCCCGCCTCAATGGCGCGAGCCGTCTTGATCTGGGCGCGCGAGTGGAAAAAGAACTCTTGCTCAATCACCCACAAGCCGCCGCCGTCCATGCGCGCCGACCGGACGATCCCGCCCACGGACTGCCCGCCAGTTATCGCCACGCCCTGAAGGCGGGCACGCTCCGCGCGCGGGGTCAGAAGGTCATACGGCCAAACGTCGGTCATCAGGTCGTCCCGAGAAGGCGTTGGCGGCTTTGCAGGCCGGGAGCCGACCGGCGCGAGGCGTCGAGGACTTGCCGTCCCATGTTGCCCGCCGCCTGTTGAGCAACCGGCCCGGCGACACGCTCGACCTGAACGTCAAAGTAAGGAGACGGCACAACGTGAACCGCCATCTGTCCACCGCCCTGATCTTGCCCAGGACGACGGATGTCCACCATCTCGCCCGGCGTGGCGCGGAACTGCATCAGCTGGCTATCGGCACCGCCCGAGCCGCCGACCTTGAACGAGCCGCCGGTCTTGAAGCCGGGGATGCCCCCGGAAAAGGTTTTCAGGACAGAGCCGATTGAACTAAGCCAGCCCATCGCGCCGCCGCCGCTCGAGCCTTTGGGCCCCCGCAGCATATTGGTCAGCGTGTCCGCGAGACCGTCAAACAGCGCATCGCGAAGACGCTGGGCAAGGTACTGGCCGAGGTTACCGTCCGCCGCAGCCTGAAGGCCCGAGCGGATGCCGTCATAGGTCGAGGCCCGAAGGTTCTCCTCATGGTCGGCGGCGAACTGGATGGCATCCTCGCGGCGCTTTTCTGCCTCCTCGCGGTTCTGTTCGGCAATGCGCTGGCCAGCCTGAGACAGAGGGTCTTCAGCGTCCCGCCTGATGTTGGCCTCGCGCATCGCGCGGTTGAAGGTGTCCTGACTGATTGCGGCTGCGTTCAGCAACCGCGTCAGGCGCTCGACCTCGGCTGCATATTGTTCGGCAGGAGTGCGGGTCTGTTCGTAAACTTGGGCGGCCTCGCGCGCCATTTCTGCTGCGGCTTGCTGCTGATCGCGCTGTGCAGCGGTCAGACGCCCAGTCTGGCGCGTAGCACGCCCGGCGGCGTTCGCGGTGTCTTCAAGGTCTTCGGCTAGGGCGGGGACAACCGCTGAGCCAGCCTCAACCGTACTAAACAGGGCATTGATCTGCGAGAGGGTTCCACGGATCGAGGTCATCGCCTTGCCCGACCCGTACTCCCACGCCGCCGCCGCGCCCGCGAAGTCGAGATGGATCACGCGCTCCATCGTCTTGACGAACGCCGCCATGTTCAGGCCCGCTGCCCAGATGGCTCCAGCCACGCCGACGAACACCGCAATTATCGAGTTCATCACAATGCCGAGGCCGCGCCCGACAGTCTTCAGGCCCTCGGTGTTTCTGGAGGCCCCCGCTAGCGAACCGATCAGTCGATCCAGCGACGGCAACATTCCAGTTGTGATCTTCGTGACTATGCCGTCTTTCGTCTTGCCGAGGCGGGTCAGGTTGTCGTTGAACCGCTCCGCAGCCTTGGCCGATTCGGTGTCCAGAACGACGCCGAGCTTTTCGGCTTCCTCGTACATGGCCCGGAGCCCGGCCTCGCCCTCATTGAGCATCGGGATCATATCGGCACCGGAGCGACCGAAGACCTTGATTGCCAGGGCCGTCTTGGCCGCGCCGTCCGGCAGGGTCTCAAACCGTTTAGCCAGATCACCGATCACATCGATGGCCGGGCGGATATTGCCCGCCGCGTCCGTCGCGCTGATCCCCAAGGTGCGGAACGCCGTAGCAGCCGGGCCGGTCGCGTTTTGGCTGGCATCGTAAAGGCCGACCGACAGCTTGCGGATCGACTTCTCAAGGTTCTCGGCGCTGACGCCCGAAAGGTCCGCCGCGTATTGCAGACGGCTTAAGTCCTCGACCGTGACGCCGAGGGCCTGTGACGCCTCATACATCTGATCGGCGCGGTCGATCACGCCCTTCATGGCAAGCGCCATCGCACCGCCGGCGGCGACCATTGCGGTGCCGATGGCAAGCGCGCCCGCCTTGGCAACCCCTGCGAACCGCTGGAGGCCAGTCTGGGCGGTCTTCATGCCCGTGGTGAACTGAGCGGAATCCAGCCCAAGGGTGACCCGAAGAGCGCCGACGACAGCTTGAGACATCGCTTATCCTCTTGCTGCCCACGCCGCGAAGATCGCTTCCATCTCGGAAACGGTCTGTCGGCGGGCGGTGCGCTTCGTGCCCATCAGGCTTTCAAGCGCCGGGAACTTTTCCATGCGAGGCAGGGCGGCGGTATGCCACGCCAGCCACGCCCGGTTTTTCTGATCCAGCGCAAATCGATCAGACGCCCCGGCGAAGACCAGCGCCATCACGCGCGGCGTCACCAGCCAGAAGCGCTCTTCGGGTTGGCCTATTGAGACCCAAGCTTGAAGGAGCGACGGCCAGTCCCAGCCGCCGCTCCCTTCCGAGGGTTTGCGGGTTCGTCTTTCGCGTCAGGAAAGGCCGAGACCAGCGCCTTGCCGATACCGTCGAGGGCGAGGCCAGGGCCCCCCATCTCTTCGATCAAATTGCCCGCGCCGATCAGGTCAACGTCAGCATGGTGCTGGCGCAGACCGCCCCAGAGAAGGGCGCGAACCACGTTCAACGGCGGGGAACTCGCCAGCGCGCGAAGGATCTGATCGGTTGAGAGGTTGAGGATATACTCGACCTCGCACATGGCGTTGATGTTGAAGGCCAGCGTGTAATCCCGCTGGCCAACACTGATCGACGCCTCACCCTTCTGGGCGTTCGCACCCATAGGCTTAGACCGCCGCGTAAACGGGTTTGCCGGTAACCTTGATGGTCAGGCTCATGGCCACCTTGTCGTCGATCACGACATCGTCGAACGCAAAGGCGGTCGGGATGCCCGAGAAGGTGAAGGTCGAGGAACCGGGGAAGGTCACGCGCCACGTCTCGACACCGGCCAGAACCAGCGTCTGGAGCAGCGTCGCGCTGGCCTCGACATAGTTGAGGTTGACCGTGACCTCGCCGCCGTCCTTCAGGCTGGCGATGTATTCCCGGAAGCCGTCGTCGGAGCCCATGTGGGTCGTCTCGACGGTCTCGACATTGATGGAGGGCGGGGTGACCGACAGCACCTCTGCGAGGGCGGTGTAGGTCGAGGGATCGGTCGAGAGGTAGGCGAAGACAGCGCCGAACCCGTTGACAGCGGCAGAAGCGGCCATGTGTGTTTATCCTTCAGGATGCCGAGGCGTGATGGACCATCAGGTCCAGGGAGGTGCGGAAAAGCGGGGTGGTCTCGTCGGTGGAATCGTCTCTCTCGGAGTCGATCAGGATCACGTCAAAGCGCACCGCGCCTTGGGTGAAGGTTTGCGCCGTGATGGCGGTTTCAACGGCACGGGCGACCGCCTTGGCCGATCCGTAGGACGCAGCCCAGCAATCGACTTGGACCCGGCTCACAACGAGGCCCGAGGCCCCGGCGTGGTGAACGTCAGGCGTCCCCGAAACGCGGTGCAGCACGATGGCCGGCAACGCCGCGCCTTGCACACGACGGCTCCAGTTAATGCGGGTCGAGACCAGCGCGGTGACGCCAGCCGTGGCCAGCAGCTTTGCGATCAGGGCGGCTTCCATGCGTTACCCTCTCGCAGCCAGTCTGGCGGCCTTTTTGGCCTGCCTCGCGGCGGCCTTGCTTATCTCGGTCCAGAGGTCGTCAGCGATGCCTTCCAGCAGCGCATCCTTGCCGGCATCCCAAGCGGGTCGCATGAACGGCTGGGGCGGGTGATTCTTGTTGCCAAACTCTTGCTGGGTGCCCTGCGGTGGCACTTTGCCCGCCGGTCCAGCCGGCCCCATGTAAGCCTCGGCCTCGCTCTTGCTGCGCCGGTTTATCTTGCCTTGGCGTTTGCCCAGCTTCGTCGAGACCGCGATGCTGGTCTTTAGATCGTTTCCGCCCGTGTTCGGATCGTCCGGTGCCAGCCGACGGGCCTCTTCGGCCATCGGCTCCAGCCGGGCGACCGCGACCCGCCGCATGACGTTCCGGCCTGTTGCCTTGCCCAGTTCACCGAGGGCAGCGTCAACCTCACGCAAGCCTTCAATGGTGACCGTTGTGCCCTTAGACATCAGCCCGGACAGTCGCGCTGATCTCGATGCCCTCGCGCCGCCCGATCTGCTTAACATGCAAAATCTGCCACGTGTCGCCGTCGAAGGTTAGCCGGTCCTTCGGGTTGAGGTCCGCGACCGTGGCCCCGTACCGGATCACAAAGCGCGCCGACGCCGTCGCCGCCGTCTCGCCCGCCCGGAACCGCTCGCCGTCGCTGATCGGCTCATACGAAGCCGAACGGGTCGCCAGCGTTGACCACGACAGGACCGGCTCGTTGTAGGAGTCGAGCGTCGAGGTGAACCTCTGAAGAACGATCTTGCGGTCGAGCTTGCCGGCGGCGAGGGCCATCAGACTAGACCCCGACGCGCCGATAGGGGCGGATCAGGGCGTCAACGGCCATCGGCACGTCATACATCTGGCCAGGGGCGACCGCCTCGCGGTTGGCATACCAGTGGCCGACCATCAGCAAGATCGCGTGTTTGATTGGCGCGGGAACCGCACTGTCGGCAACGCCAGCAACGTAGGTCACCGAGATTGCATCCCGGCGGGAATAGACAGACGGGAAGGTCTGGTCCGGCTTCAGCGCCAGACATGCCCCGAACTCATCTGCGAACAGTCCGTAAACCGTGCCGGCCAGCGTCTGGACGGCATTGTCGGCGTCGTAATAGGTGACGCTGGTGATTAATGCGACCGGCCCCAGCGCCAAACGAAGCGGGTCAGAGAACGACTCGAAGTCCTGCCGCCAAGTCTGGGTGACCAGCGCGCGCCCGAGGACGCCCGCATAGCCGTCAAGATGGGCCGTGGCCGCCGAGATCAGCAGGGTGATCAGCGTATCGTCATCGGTATGATCGACCCGGCACTGTGACTTGGCTTCCGTCAGCGTGACGGGGTTTGTCGCCGGGGCAGAAGTGCGAACCGGGGACAGCATCAGGAATCCCTCGCCGCGCTGATAATGCGCTCCAGCACCGACCGGGCGTCACATTGAACCGTCTGGCCGTTCGTCAAGTCGAACGAGAACACGCCGAAGTCGTCCAGCGACACGGCCTTCATCGTCGCGCCGGGTTCGCCGCGCTCGCCCTTGTCACCCTTCTCGCCACGTTCACCCGCCGCGCCGCGCTTGCCTTGCGCCGACATCAGTTGCCAGCCCTCGCCGGGGCAGGGGCCGGGGTTGTCGATCTTGGCCACAAACGCGGCACCGTTCAGGGCCACCACATCAAGGGCCTGATATTCGTTCTCGGTCGCCCAGGTTCCCCGGATGACCATGCCGGGCGCATCCCGGCCATCAGCGCCGCGCTTGGCAAGGCAAGCCCAGTCGTCCGATCCCGGTTCGTTGCCGGTGTCCTTCAGCGCCTGCCAAGTCTGGCCGGCATGGGTGACGACCTCGCCCGCATAGTGAACCTCGGCAGCCCACCCCTTTGCGACCGGCAGCATTCCAGCCGGGCCGCGTTCGCCGCGTTCGCCGGGCTCGCCTTTGTCACCGCGCTCGCCGTCCGTCAGCTTCTCCAGCCGGGCTGTGATCGCGGCGTCGAGGGCGTTAAGGCGCGCTTCCGATTCTGCGGCCTTGGCGCTTGCCGTTGCCATAATGGCCTCGGCCTGGGCCTTCAGCAGATCAAGTTCTCCCCGGGCGCGCGACACGACCTGACCGAGCGAACGCTCCAGCGCCTCAGTGTAAGAGGGCGAAGGCATTGATGCGCTCGGAGATTGCCTCGGGAGAGTCTGCGCTCTGGTCATCCTGCTGATCTTCCTCGGGGGCGACGGGCGCGCTTGCGGCAGGCTCCGGCGGTTTCATTTCGCTGCCGTAACTCAACGGGACGACCTGCTGCTGAACGCGCGGCATCTTGCCGTGGCCGCCCTCGACAGCCGGCAAGTCTTCGGACGCGCGGGCCTCGTCAGGGCTGTAGATGCCGCTGATGACGCCACGGGCCAGACCTTCCATGCGCTCACGGTAGGCGCTGCGGAGAAGGGCTCGCGTGTCGAATTCGAGATATTCGTCGGGCAAGCCACGCAGGCCGAACAGTTGGCCGAACGCCTCCTCGATGTGGTTGAGCGCAAAGCCCAGACCGGAGGCGATCCACGATTGCATCAGAAGCTCGGTTGAGGCGAAAGCGGTCCCGCCGAGGCCGAGAACCTGAAGCGGCAGGCGGAACGCGAGCGCGACGCTCTGGTCCGACATCTTCAGCATCTCAGCCAGTTGGCCGTCCTGCGGCGAGATGCTGACCGGCTTGGCCTTCAGGCCCCAGGTCAGGATCGGGGTTCCGCCCGCGTTGTCGCCTTGGGTCTGTTCGTTCCAACGCGCCCGCAAAGCGTCCGTCTGTTCTTTCGTCAGCTTCTCGTCCGTCTCCAGCATGAAGGACGGGCGGGCCTGATTGAGGTAGAAGGCCACCTGCTGATTGAGCGCAGCGCCGGCCATCGCACGGTCGAGAACCGTGGACAGGATCGGGCTCTCACCCTTCAGGGGGTGGCGCGGGGTATGAAGGCGCAAATGCAGGACATCGCGCGCCGGAATCGGGTTGCTCAGATCGAAACGCAGATCGACGATGTCGTTGCCGCTCAGGTCATAAAAGATCGTGCCGTCAACCGCGAGGCGCGGGACACCGAATTGCATCAGGTGGAGTTCGGTGATCTCGCCGCGATTGTTGCGGATGGCCAGCGCGAACGTCTCGCCCTTTTCGTAAAGGCGGCGGGTCAGGTTCAGCATCAGGTCCGAGATGGACTGATAATCGTTGGGGCGCTTCAGGATGCGGCTGAGGGCCGAGTTGACGACGCGCTCGCGCCCGCCGTTCGGCAGTTTGCGCCAGTGGTCGCCCGGACACATGGCCACGGTCTGGGAATAGGCCGAGACACACGCCTCGACCATTGCGCCGCTTTCGCCGTAGGGGCTGGGCGAGTAGCCCATCTGCCACCAGTTCATGAACCGGCCAGCGACGGACGTAAGTAGGCCATCGCTCAGGGCATACGGGCCGGGGCGATATTCGCCCTCGGACGCCTTGCTCTTTCCGCCTAGCCAGACCGGGAGGCGCAAGTCAGCCGGCCTTCGATTCGCGGGTCTTGTAACCGCCAGCCTTGGCAGCCGGCTTTAGGTCGCGGGCCTTGCCGCGCTCCTCAGCCAGATCGACGCCACGCGAGGACGGCACACCGTTCCGATAGGCCACCGGGCCGGACTTGTGGCGCAACAGGCCAGCCGCGTCGGAAACGACCTCGCGCGGATCGACCGCTTGGCCGCTTTCCAGAACATACCAGGTCTCGCGCATCGCTATCCTCCAGCCTCTCGAACGAAAAGGGGCGACCCGAAGGCCGCCCCAGTTCATCAGTCCTCGACCACGATGTGGAACGCGCCGACCTTGGCGTTTCCGCCCTGGGCCAGAACGATCTTGACGCGGTCGCCCGAGCCCAGACGGATCAGGTCATTGACCGCGCTTCCGCCGGCCGCATAGAGGGCGGCCACACCGGCGTTGGAGTGCGTCGGCGCGCGGGGATAGCAATAGTCCGTCGCGTTGACGTTGGACTCAGTCCAGAGGGTCTCGCCCGTGCCTTCGGACGTGATCGTGAAGTCCACGCCGTCGGCATAGTCTTCCTTGATGTAGTGGATGGCGGCGATCTTGCCGCCACGGATCAGCGAGGGCGAGTAGGCGGTAGCGGAACCGTCCGCTGCGGTAGTCACGGACACTACGTGTCTGCGGATTGCCATGGCTTTGAGCCTTTCAAATGCAGGGAAAAGGGGTGGGGCGGCCTAAGCCGCCCCTGGAGGTCAGTAGCTGGTGCCGTTGATCCACTGGACGACGCCGCTGCGGCGCATGGTCCAGCTTACGTCCAGCACCATGCGGACGCCCATCGAGTTGGTCTGCCACAGCGAGCGAACCGGATCGGCCGTGGTCGGGCCGGTTCCGCTGACGATCTCCAGAGGCGTGGTGTCCTCCATGTGGATGGTCGCCTGCTCCGACACGTCGAAGGCCGGGTTGCCGCCGGCCGCCACGAAGTCCGAGTTGCGGAGCGCAACCAGACGCCCGGCAGTGGCCGAGGTGGACTCGATGATGGTGACGCGGTCACGAATGCGCTGGAACCAGTTGGGGTCACCGACCGGGCCTTCCATCAGGGACAGGGCGAGGCCCTGAGCCGGATTGATGACAACCGTGATGTTGTCGGCGGCGTTGGCGGTGAAGAACGGCTGCAGCAGGGCTTGGAAGTCGGCGCGGACGGCGGCGTAGTCACCACCGGCATAGCCGGCAGCGGCAGCCGAGACGCCGTTCAGGAGGCCGGCAGGACGCGTGGCGCTGGAAGCGGTGGCGTCCAGCAGGATCGGGTCCAGGGCGGCGGCCGTGTCTTCGAGGATGGCTTGGCGCACGATGGCCTCGATGGCCGGGGTCGAGCGGTTGGCCAGTTCCTTCGAGAACGCGACGATGACGCCCATTTTCTTCGGGGTCAGGGTGGCGGCAGCGGTCGTGATGCGCCCGACCTTGATGGGCGAGCCTTCACCGACGAAGCCGCCGGCAGCGCCGCCAGCGGTGCGGCTGGGCAGCTTGATCTCGCCGTAGCGGTCAAACGCCAGCGACAGACCACGACCGGCGAGGGCCGGATAGATCGAGAACGGCTGGAGGGCGTTCAGGAACCCGAAGTAGCCGGTCTGCATCAGTTCAGCGGACCAGCCCGAGACCGTGGTGGTGCCAATGGTCTGGTCGGCCTTCATGATGACGCCGAGGGCTTCGTGGCCGGTGTAGCGTTGCTCGATGACCTGATCGACGGTCTGGCCGGTGTGAGCCGCGATGCCGCGAACCACGGCGGCGCGGACGATCAGGTCCATGCCGTCCTTTTCGGTGTGACCCAGAACGCGGCGCGGCGAGGCCGGCACCGAGGCGGGGGTCGAGCGTTCAGCGTTCACGCCGATCTTGGCTTCCGACGCCTTCAGGGCGTTGAAGGTGCGCTCGGCGGTGCTGACGATCTCGGTCTGGGCCTCGATGGCATCCAGATCGAGGATCTCGGCAGCGTTCAGGTCGGACAGGCGGTCGCGCGAAGCGTTCAGGTCGTCCTGAGCCTTCACGACGCGGTTGGCGAGGGTGTTTTCCATTTTGGAGGGGTTCCTTGGAGATTGAGGGAGGTCGGCGGATCGGGCTTGCTCGCCCTTGGACACGTCCCGCCGCCTCACTTCGGCTTGCTCGCCAAAGGCCAGGGACATGATTTCTTCGGACACTTGCATCGACTTCGCGACCGCGAGCGCGGCCGGGTTTGCCGGGACAGAGACCAGAGACGTTTCGAGCAGTTCCTGCTCCAGATAGCGTTGGCCGGCGTAGGGCTTGTCGGGATCGATGGGCTCGGCCTTTTTCGGCACGAATCCGACCGAGACCGCTCGCAGGATGCCCTGCTCGACCAGCCCGATCAGTTCGTCGATGCGCGCGCTGGTGCCGCGCGCTGCGAGGTTCAGCCGGCCCATCAGCTTGCCGCCCTCGACGCGAAGGTCGGACCAGCGGCCAATCGGGTAATCGTGCGAGTGCCCGAACAGCGCGATGGGGTTGCGCTCGAACGACGCCAAGTCCCAGCCCTTTGCCACAATCGAGTCGCCGTAGCGGTCAACCGTGGCATCGGACAGGACGAACTCCATCCCATCGCCACCACCGGGCGAAGCCTTGCGGATAAGGGTCATTCAAGGGCCTCCAGATCAGCCGATCATGCCGCCGATGTCCGCCGGGGCTGCGGGGGCTTCCAGAGCCATGACGCCGACAGCCATTGCCAGCGAGACCATGCCGTCGATCCGGCCGGTCGATTTTGACTTGTCCATCTTGCGGTTGCCCGCCGCGTCCTCAACAATGATCGCGTTGGCCGCGCACATAGTCATGACCGGGTGTCCACCGTGGCGGAACCGTTCGTGAAGGAACTCAATCTCGGCCCGGTCAACCGCCGGACCCATGCTAACGAAACCCTGGCCGAACTCTTCAAACGGCAGGACCACATCCAGCCGATCCAGTTCCGCCTGTAGCGTCTTCATCCGATGCCGGTCGAAACCGATCTTGCGGATGTCCATGCCCTCGGTCAACGCAGCAATGTCGCGCGCAACAAAGTCATATTCCACCGCCGGACCCGGGGTGGCCTTCATGAACCCGTCCCGGACCCATGCGTCATAGGGCGTCCGGTCCTTTTTTGACCGATCTGCGAGCGTTGACTCCGGCGTCCAGAATACCGGCTTAACGTGCCAGACCCCGTCCTTCATGGCGATCAGGACCAGCGCGGTCAGGTCGGTCGTTAGCGACAGATCAAGCCCGCCATAGACGGGGCCTTCATAGAAGGCCGCGTCATCGACCGGACCGGCGCAGGCTTTCCAGATCGACGGGCTAACGAACGGCGCGTGCCGCGTGACCCGCTGGTTTAGATACAAGTTCCGAAAACTGTTCTCGACCGAGGGCATCCGCTGCGCTTCGGCGGCCTTGTTGGTGATCTCGACCAGCGACCTAAATGAGCCCAGCGCCGGGTTCGCCGCTTCCCATGCCTTCGGATCGCCCATGTCCGCATCTTCGGACGCAGCGTAAACGTGACAAACGATGGTTGGATCACCCGACCGCGTCGCATCGTCAATCCTGATTGACAGCATATCCGCGTCGTTCGGGGCCTGCGTCGAAATCACAATCTGCAAGGCGTCGTCGTATGCGCCCTGAGCGGTCTCAATCGCCTCGATAAACGGGTCGAACTCACCCCGCACCTGACCCATCTCGTCGTGGATCGCCAGCACTGGGGACAGACCGTGAGCCGTCCCAGCTTCCGCCGCGAGCGCCTGATACTCGGTGTTCATTGTCAGGCCGTGGAGCGTCTTGCCCGATGGCGTCGCCTTGACGATGGCCCGGAGTTCGGGCGAGAGCGCGACCATCTTGGCCGCCAAGTTGTAAACGATGGCCGCTTGTTTCCGGCTCCGCGCACCGGAGACGATCTGGCTATTCTGCCGCGCCTCGGGGCCGACCAGATGCGCCAGCACAATCGCCGCGATCAGTCCGCTCTTGCCGTTTTTCCGGGCCACCGAGAGGATCGCCAAGCGCGTCCCTGCCGGATTGTCATAAATGTCCCGGATGAACTTGATCTGGAACAGGTCCAGAACCATCGGCTTGCCGACATGCTTCCCTTCAGGGACGCGGCAGTAGCGTTTGATGAACGCCAGAACCCG